CTATAAAAGTATTACAAGGAAGTTTTTCTCCATCTACATGAATGTAATTTTCTCCATCTTCATTTTCATAATAACCTTCCCAATGTTTTATATATCTTCTACTCCATACTGAATCTTCTTCAGATTGCACTTCCATCATATATTCTTGATAGAACTTTTGAGATTGTCCACTATCTAAATAAAACTTTTTCTTTTCTTCTAGTTTTTCTTTAGAGAAAAAGGAAGGCCATAAAGGAGTACCATCTGGTAAAATAGCTTTATATGTAATTACTCTCCATGAAAAATCTTCATTACTTTTTTGAGCTTTTGCATAATTATTAATAAGATTATTAATAAAAGAGTCATAGTGTACAGGAGTACCATTAACACGCAAGCGACCAGTATGCGGCTCCAACGCAGGGTATACAACAGCGGTAACCAAATTCGCATTCTTAGCACGTGCGTCTGGTGTAATGGTATTTGCCTCATGTTCAAAGTCATCTAATATAATTAAATCATATCTTTTGTGCAACTTTGCACCACCACGAATACCTGCTACATTACTTTTAGATATAAGTTTACATCCATTAGATAATTCAATATCTTCTTCAGTCCACTTTTTTCCTTTCATCGCTCCAAAGAAATATTTAATACTATCATTAAATTCAAGGTGATGCTTTATATAATCCATATTACCTACTGATAATTTTTGAGTAGCAGATACCCAAGCATAAAAATGCATATCACCTTTTGGGCAAAAAAGAAAATCTTTTATAATAGAAGCTTTAGTTAATACAGTTTTACCATGCCCTCTGGGAAGAATAATACCTAATTGTTTAACATTTATATCATCAATAGCATCTGCCATCTCATAATGAAATGGAGGAGTTTCGCTTCTCAGGAAGTCATCAGGAAGAAACAACTTACCAAAAGCAATTAAATCTTTATGAGCAAGTAATAATTGTTCTTCAGCCTGACTTACGTTTTTCTTGTTTATGTTTGCCATCTTCGTTTTTCTTATCTAAGAATTTTGTAAACTTTTCATCATCACCATTCATCTCTATATAGTAGTCAAGTATTAATTCACAATTTCTTTGTCGTTGGATAGAATTAGATAGTGCATATTCAAGCACTTTTATTCTTTGAATTAAATCTTTTCTTTTTAATCCTCTTTTTGTTGCTATTGCCATATCTCTTTAGTTGCATCCTTTATTACAAATTGTTTTAATAACTCATCCTCATCTGCATCTTTGGTAAAAGTTACAACAGAATCTACACAACCTTGTATATATGATTTTGCTTCTATTGATGTATCAAAAGACCTCATCAAAGCATCAGTACCATTTTCTTTCATCTCTTTCCAAAAAACTATAAACTGACCTCCGTATCTCATTTACCTTGCCCTCTATATTTCTTTTTATAATATTTTTTACTTACCTTATTTCCATATTTAGTATTATTACTTGAACCTTGTCTTGTTTTCTTACCTTTTGACTTAGTGTAATTATCCATTGTAAGATTTACCTCTAAATATAGATTTACCTTCATAAATACCAATAGTATCTATCTGAAAATCTTCATCTGTATATTCTATAACTCCTATTCCTTGTTGCCAATTATATCTAGTGCCTCCGCCTGGAACAATACCATCTATTCTACAAAGAGTTCCACAAGATATAGCTTGATATATTTTAGGCTTTCCATGTGTCCATACTGTTTTATGAGCCATTTCTAATCTATGTACATGACCTTGAATTATACTAATTCTTGGAGAGTTTAATAGCTTCATAACACTTTGACCACTTTGAGCACCTACTTTAATACCATGTATACAAACTAAATTGTTGTTTATATAAAATTCACCATGAGGATAATTACCTACATACTGTACATCTAATTTATCTAATCCTAATAAGTAAGGTACTGATAATATGGGAGCAGACTTTGGTTCATTAGCAGGTTTTATACCATACGCTTGAATTGTATTTTGAACAATACTATCAATCATTCTTTTCTCATGATTTCCTTCTATGTAAACCATTTCTTTACAATATGGTCTTAATTCTTTAATCCAAGAGGCTACATAATTTAAACTAGGTTGTGTAGTAAAATAAAACTCTGGAGAACGAACAAAATGAGTAGACCAATCTGGTAAATCAAGCATATCGCCTAACATTATTACCCTATCTGGCTTTAAATCCTTAATTATTTCTGTAGCAATCGCAATTGCCTTTAAATCATGAAGTGGTGTTAATTCTCCTGTTTCTAAGTTTCTTTTAAACCCACATTGAGAATCAGGCAAGATTACATCTATTTTTAATTTTCTTTTTGGTGTTTTAATATTAAATTTTAGTGGAGATACCTTTGCACCTTGAACTGTTGGAAAATCACAGACTATAGGAATCTTTCTTACCAGACTTGCCCTTGCTTGATAGTTAGTATGAGTATTCCATGTTATTTTTCCATCAACTTCTTCTTTAGCAGACACATCCCATTGATTTATTTTAAAGTTTGTTACTTTCCATACATCTTCTGATATATCAAACTTGCTTAAAAGACTTTCTAGTGTTGGTGCTTTTCCTGTAGTAACATTATCTGTTACATAAGTATAATTTAGTTCTTCTACTACAGACGAAGTATTTACATTAGAAGTAGGAATATCATCATACTCATCTAAGTATTCTCTACCACAGTCTTTACATTTATATCTTTGTATTTGTTTATCACTACCTGCTTTTCCATTTTTCTTATTTTTTCCCGACCCGCATTTAGGACACGTCATTATCTTCTCCTTTTATTTCCTTTAGTTGAGGACGTTCTGCTTTTTCTAGTTGTTCTGGTGTAAATCCTTGAAACATACCTAAGATACCCATTTCTTTAGATTTTATAGTAGTTCCAGTAGTTCCAATTATTTTTGCTAGTTCTTTTGTTGATTGTAATACAATACCATCATCTGAACTATTATCAGCAAGACACTTTAGCTTATCTAATACATATTCGTGGTCTAATCCCATTCCTTTTGCTATATCCAATACGGACTTTTCTACTTCTTGCATAACTCTTTCCTGTTTTAATAAAATTGTTGCTCTTCTTCTTGATTGTAATTCATCATCATTATTATAGGCATCCATATACGCTTTTACAGGTCCCATACCTACAGCTACATTTGTAGCAAAAATCTTTTCTCTTTGAGTAACACCTATTCTTTCTTTTACTGACTTAGGATTCTTTCCAGAAAATGTATACCTATTTGGATGCTTTGAAAAATCAGTATCCATCTTAGACCCTTTTTTCTTTAAAAACGTACCTACAACAGTACGTACATATCCACTTGCATATTTATAATTTTTTCTATCGTTAGGGTGTTTTATTTTATCTACTACTTTTAGTAGTTGGACAATTTTTCTGTCGTCTGAATAGACCCAATCGCCCTCATTTGCTTTTCTCCAATCAACAGCAAGTGTTTTATCTGGATAAGCTTTTTCCCATTCTTCATAGGAATCATATATGTAATGTTTTTTATTCTTTATTTCTCGGTATTCCATGTTCCCCTTTTTGAATACATGTTTGTTCATACAGAGTTTCTATTAGTTCATTTACTGCGGTAGGTATATAATACACTTTACTATCTATTTCGATAGGGCATTTATCTTCTGAAGATAACTTTGATAGGATTTCTTCTTGTGCTTCGATTGGGAGCTTACTTAGCTCTAACATGCCAAAGGCCATTAGTATAAAAAGACTATTTCTCCAGCAGCTGGAGCAGAAGCATCGCCTTGGTCACGAGCTCCTTCAGCGCTTACTTTATATATACTACCTGCTGTAGCTCCCTTAAAATGCACCCATGCATTATTTACATAAAATTCATAGTTACCAGCAACTCCTACATATATTGCCCTACATGGGTCTTGAGTTGCAGTTGCAACAGTTACACTAGTTGCTTTAACGAATGGTGCAAGACTTTCTCTTTCTGAAAAATCTAATAATCCTTTAGGCATTTAAATACTCCGTTTTAATCATTGGTAAATATAAGGTGAAAATTGATGAATATACAATATTTTTTAATTCGTACTTGCCGTACTTGTAATACATGAAATACATATAAAAGAAAGTTTTTAACCGCCCCATTATATAAAGGATGAAAGTCGAAAGTCAAGACAAATATTACCAAAGACCAAGTTATTCTCGGAAAAAAATGCAGGATTTTGATATGCACTCTTATATCCCACTATACCCCCTAAGCGGGGGATTTGCATATAGCAATTTTAGTTATTTTATATTTTTTGATATTTATGATAAATAATTTATTAATAAACCCAATAGGAGATAATCACTATCATGATTACACGTAACTCGCTCGTTAAACGAGCACACAATATCTTAACAGAAGCCATGGATAAATCAATGAATGCACCTGTACGCAGAGGTTATTCAAGACTAGCTGGTGTACCTATACCATCTAAGCGTGACATCCTTGCAGCTGCTAAGACAGACTTGCAAACTATTAACCAAGTAGCAGAAACATTTGGTTTTGAACCTGTATGGAACGACCCTGACACGGAAGAAGTAGAGTTAGGCACAGTAGACTAGGTAATTGGCCCTTCATTGGGCCTTTTACTTTACCATTTACTTACGTTTACTGTCAAATAAGGTGCGAAAGTGTGATGAACACATACATATATATAAATACATTCACACAACCTTTGAATAGTACCAATTTTGTAGTAACTTGGTCATTAACCCCTAGCAACGAAAGGAGTGCCTTATGTCATTACATTTTGCACCAAAAGAGAAACTATATTTTGTCCTTAACACACATGGTATTGTATTAGTATGGTCTATACTTAAAGAACAATGTGTACAATACATAGAAAGTCATGGAGGTAATTATCATGATTGAATTTATGTTTATATTACTAGGAACAATCGCTGTCTTAGGCCCTATAGCTTTGGCAGCGTGTATCAATGCAGATAATCAAGAAAAGTTTATTGCAGATACAATTCATAAAACAATAGCATTCTGTCCTTATAGATATAAATGGCAGATAGCTGACGACTTGTCAATGAGAGATGATAATGCTAAGTTTTCATACCTTATGACAATGCCCAAACAACAAGTAAAAGATTTATGGATGATGGAAGTACATAACATTCCAACTTGAGGTTAGGGGGTGCTGAGCAACACTATAAACTGCTCCCTTTCTTTAATTAATATACTCTTGGGTGTGATGGGAAAGTGAACGGGAGGTCGTTCGAGTATATAATAGAATACTAGTATGCCAAAGCTCAATGCACTAGGGTCTCATGTACTGAAAGAGACGATGGAATACATAAAGATAATAGACATAAAGTATAATAGTCTGCAAGGGAGTGGTTTTAGACTTTACGCTCCCTAAATTTAAGAGCAAAAGTGCCAATTAATAAAAACATAGTACTGATTAGTACGGTGTTTGATTTGATACCTTAAAATGATAGGTGGAGGCTACCCTGCTCTTATTAATACTTATAAACTAAAGGAGAACTACCATGAAATTAATGCACAAAGATGAAATTATAGAAACTTA